TTATGAATGTTGGGAATGAAAGCGCTTGCAACTAAGCGGTGTATGAAAAATCTGTGACATTTTTTTGTTTTTATATAGACAAACATAAAGATAGCCTTTTGTCATATTGAGTGGCTTTAGAATATGTTCTTTCATTAACCAGTTAACTTTTCCGTTAAAACAATATTTAGGCAATGCTTTTACCCTACCTAAATTCGATACTTGGTATAATCCTTCATACCCTTCAATGTCTTTCCAAATTTCGTCCATAATCATATTCTTTAGAGTGAATAATAAAGGCAGCCTTTAAAGTCGTGCGGGCTGCCTTTGGATAATCGTGTTATTTCATCATTGAATCCACTCTGCCAGTTACAGTAATACCAATAATGTAACCTATATCGCAAGTACATTTATTCAGTTTAGTGACTGTTTCATCCATGCAATCCCATTGTCCGGCATCCCTTAGTTCTTTTTCATCCATCGTATTAGAAACGATATTACGAGCCTGATTTATAAGGCATAATGCTTTCAATAATTCAGAGTGAACAGCACCGTTCTTTATTTCTTCGATGTTAATTTCTGCTTTCATAGTCATGCGATTTCGATAAGGTTGAACTTTTTGAATGAACGAAACTCGTTCTTCTCGCAATCAAAATAGGTAAATAGGTTTTCATTAGGTTTGCGACCTGTACCTTTTACATTGTCGGCTATCACTTCATCACGTAACGTACCGAACGCTTGACGAATTTCTCCCGATACTTTTTGATAGAAGAACTGAACCGTTCTTTTCTTCATCTGTGCTTTCAGTTTCAGAAGCAACCAACTTCTTTTAGACACTCTGAGAAACTTTCACCTGTGATTCTGAACATCTGCCATGTAGTACTCATAACCTCTTTCATCTGACTTCTAAATTTTGTGCTCATACTACTTATATGTTTTAAATTATACTACTTCGTTTAATTTGACATTGTAAAGCAAAACCAATTAGTTTAATTTTGCAACATTCAAAGTGATAAATAATGTTAAAAATAAAACTGAGTAGATTTATTTTAGTCATATAATTGTATTATGTGGTATAAATATCTATTTTTGCCGAATAAAACCATATAGTATTATGGACTTTAGAACAAGGATAAAAGAACTTTGTCAAGGGCAAGGTATAACTCAAAAAGAGTTAGCAGAAAAAATGGGAATATCTGATATAAGTCTGAATAAGACTTTACGAGGGGAATATCCGCAGTTGCAAACGTTAGAAAAGATTGCGAATACATTAAATGTTCCTATTGCCGAACTATTTGAAAAGCCGAATGCCAGTAATGTTATCGGCTTTGTTAAAGTAGGTGATACCGTACATGAGGTGAAGTCTGCGGAGGATGTGAAGAATTTAGTTGGAAAATTGTAACAAATTAAATATTAAAGATATGAAATGTCCACATTGTCAGGTAGAAGTAAATGTAGATTTCTCAGAAAAATACATAGGAAAATATGGAAATATTTTTTATAGTCTATTCTATATGAGATGTCCAAATAGTGAATGTGATAAGCCTATTGTACTTTTGGGACAGGCAAACAATGCTAATCAATACCATGACGGTACAATATCTATAAAAGAACAACATTCCTGCAATTTTAAACAACTATTCCCTGTAGGAAGCGGTAGAATGCCTGCTGCTCCTGAAGTTGAATCTAAGTTTGCTGAAGATTATAATGAAGCCTGTTTGGTACTTCCATTTAGCCCCAAAGCAAGTGCAGCCTTAAGTCGTAGATGCTTACAGAATATAATCCGTCTGAAAGAAGGTATTAAAGAACGAAATCTCAAAACGGAGATTGATAAGTTAATAGCAACTAATAAACTCCCACCATACATAAGCGACAACTTGGAAATAATACGTGGTTTTGGGAATATCGCTGCTCATGGAATGGAAGGCCAAGCTTCTGGTGAAATATTAGATGTAGAACCTAATGAAGCAGAGTTCTTATTGGACGTTTTGGAGCTTCTTTTTGATTTGTATTTTGTTCAAGCTGCTAAAGCTGCGAAGATGAAAGCTGCATTAAATCAAAAACTGACAAGCGCAGGACAAAAGCCTATACCATAAGTCGCATCGAAGAAGAACTTAAAGAAATCAAGGAAGAACAGAGTTTGAAAAATGAAAAGGTGATTTCTGCTACAAAAGAATGACTTTTGGTTAATTGTAAATAGATAGCGGAGCTTTTCAGTCCCGCTTTTTTATTATGCATAATTCGATATTATAAAATATTTATGCTATAATAGTTTTATAATTCAAAATTATTTAGTACTTTTGTATCAAATGAACAACGTATGAGAATAGTATCACATAAAAAGCTGAAAGATTTCTATGAAACCAAAGGTTATGAAGATTCACGCATAGCCTTAGAGCGTTGGTATGATATAGCAGAAAAAGCCGAATGGAAAAATTTGTCTGATATAAAGGTTGATTTTCTTTCTGCTGACTATGTGGGCAACCAACACTACGTTTTCAATATCAGAGGCAACAACTATCGGTTGGTTGTCGTTGTTAAGTTTACAATTGGGTACGTCTTCATTCGCTGGGTTGGTACTCATAAAGATTATGATAAAATAGATTGTTCAACCATTTAAGATATAGGATATGAATAAAGTAACGAAAGAGCAATATGAATTTGCTTTGGCGAGAGTGGAGGAACTTCTGCCATTGGTTGATGATAATACCCCTGCAAACGATAAGAATGCGGTAGAACTTACAGTTATGTCCGATATTGTGATAGCATACGAAAAAGAACATTATCCGATAGAAAAACCAACTGTTGCGGAATTGATAGAGCTATCTCTTGAAGAGAAAGGGATGAGTCAAAAGCAACTTGCTGGTGAGATTGGGATAAGTCCATCGCGTGTGAATGACTATATTTCTGGACGTTCGGAACCGACCCTCAAAATTGCGAGGTTGCTATGCCGAGTGCTGAATATACCTCCAGCCGCAATGTTGGGATTTTAAATACAATTTCATTTAGGCGTGATTCCATTCGGTTTCACGCTATGATAAAGCCGGAGAAATCCGGCTTTACTTTTATATAAAAATTTCCATTATCGTGACAGGAGAAAGATTGTTTTGCTGAATGTAGCTTTCTGCATCCTCTTTTGAATCAAAGAATTTAATCTTTTTTGCATCATGGTATATATTTGAAACATTTATCAAGCTATATGTTCCATAAGAATTTATAGATAACACAGAGGAATTTAAAACACCTTTTATAATATATTTCTTTTCCATATTCTCATTTTTTTAGTTCTAAAATACCAATAGGGAATCTATTATAATTGGGCAAATTATCATTTAAATTATTTGGATGGCATTCTGCATATCCCGTAAGAACTGAGTGACCTAAATCTACATCATACACCTTTTCTATCTGAGTAATATAATACTCCTTCCCATTTTGTGTATTTATTACTACATCAGATTCTTTGAATTTTTTTTCGCTCATAGTATTACCTCCTTATTTTATTAAGTTAAGTTTATAAATTCTCCGCTAATTTCTTAATATCCTCTTTGCTATTGATAACATGGGTGCTATCTCCTATGCGAACAGCTCCTATAACTTCATCGGTGGACTTCTCGAAAAGATCAGTAATTCCTACTCCGAGAGCATCCGCTATTTTAGAAAGGGTTTCAATGGTAGGATTACCTTTTGATAATGTATTGGCTAATGTCGAACGGGCTACCCCCATCTTATCAGCTAATTCCTGTAAGGTAATACCTTGCATTTTACAGTGTTCAGTAATTCTTAGATTCATAATCGTATACTTTAATTTCATACAAAGGTACGTTTCTTTGTATATTGTACCATTATAATAGTATTAAATAAGGTCAATATACCAATTAAATAGTTCTTTTCTTTTTGGATTATACTATTAAAGCAGTATGTTTGCATCATCAAAGTACAACAAAGTAGTATAAACGTTAAAACATAGAATTATGAAAACTCTAAAAGAACAAGTAGAAGAAATTGTAAAGAGCAATAAGTCTAAACAGACCAAATCTTTATCTTTAGTTAAGTTAGGTTTATCACCTTATGAAGTAAGCCTTTTGTTAGGTTCTATCAAAGTACAGAAAGGTTGCAAGTTCAACGCTAACACGTTAACCTTTGGTGTTGAATGCGAGACTTACAATGTAGTGCGTGATGCTCTTATCAGAGAAGTAGAACAAAGAAACATATCCATTCAGTCAGAGGGTTACAATCATAGAGACAATAATCATTATTATAAAATAGTTTCTGATGCCTCTATTCAAGGCACAAACGGTCAAGAAATAGTAAGCCCTATCTTAAAAAGGTAAAAAAGGTTTAGACAGCCTTAAAATGGTTTGTGATTCTTTGAATGCCATCGGTGCAAAAGTCAATAAATCAATTGGTCTTCATGTTCATTTTGATGCTTCTAAAATCAGCGATTCTCACTTACAAGGATGAAGAGTTTCCGAGATACTATTTTGACAGCCCGGAACTGAACGCCCTTCTATCAAGTGATGAATGGTCATGGACGGAAGAGGAACGTCCGGCAGGCAGTGCGCAGTTTATTCAGGTGGCGGCAGCTCAAAACCTGTTGAACATAACTAAGGCTGGAATTCAAACTATGTCCCTGACTGACAACGAAGCGTTGAAAGTGAAGTCCATGTATCCGTATTGGAACGAGTTTATCAGCAAGTCGCTAACAACCGGAATGAAAGTGCAGTACAACGATAAACTCTACCGGGTTCGTCAGGACATTGCTGTCGTCTTGGAGAATCAACCGCCAAGCATCAGCACCGCAGCTCTCTATGAGGAAATCAACGAGACCGCTGCCGGAACAAAGGATGATCCGATTCCATACAATAACAATATGGCATTGGAAGAGGGCAAATACTATTCGCAGGACGGAGTTACCTATAAGTGCACCCGTTCGACCGGGCAAGCGGTTTACAACTCACTAAAAGACCTTGTAGGTATTTACGTTGAGGTAGCATGAAAACCCTTCCTTATATACTGATTTGCCTGCTGCTTGGCGTGATCGTGTGGATGAAATGCAGTCCGCACGAACCGTCAACGGCAGAAGTGAGAACCGAGACGAAGATAAAGACGGTTGTCAAGGTTTGCACGTTGTCTGTTTCACCGCCTATGGCACCACTATTAACGCTTAAACTGACGGATACCATACATATAGGCGACACGGTAGTCGGGCGTGAACAGGCTTACTATGAGGACAGCCTTTACCGTGCATGGGTATCCGGCTACCGTCCGAGATTGGATAGCTTACAGATATTCCCAAAAACCGTGTATCAGAATGTGACGAATGACATCTACCATACTGTCACCCCGAAGAAGAAACGTTGGGGGCTTGGTTTACAGGCTGGATACGGTTATCCGGGCGGTTGGTATGTAGGAGCCGGAATCAGTTGTAACTTGTTCATGTGGTAAGAAAAAGGAAATACAATACACTAGTATTCATAGATTCCTTCTCTATTATTTTTTACTGCTAGATTATTTTTGGATATTTCACACATTATTTATAATTTCGTATTTACAAATGAGATGAGAACAATTTTAGAATATAATTCATTGATATACGAATAAACACTACTGCAATGTCAAAATTAAAAAAAATACGACTTATGAATTTTAAATTTTTATTAATGTGCGTGTCTGTACTTTCATTAGTATTAATTGGATGTACAGAAAGTGAGGAAAAAGGCGAAGAAAAAAACGATAATGAATCTTCTAAAGCTATTTCATTATCAATTAGAGAAACACTCTCGCTAAATGTAGGAGAAGCGTATTCTTTAGTTTTGGAAATCGATCCAGATGGAATATATGAGGTAAAATGGGAGTCAGAAGATACGAGTATTGCAACAGTATCAGACGAAGGAATTGTAACAGGAATAACTCCTGGTGTGACGAATATAACTGCTATAGTCGAAGATCAAATTGCTAGTTGTAAATTAACAATAAAAGAAATTGAAAGTATAACAATCAATCTCGATGATTACTCCAGTGCCGAAACGGTAGCTCAAATCATTCGTGATGCAGATGCACGTATGATTGGTAAATATATACTGAAAGGTGATTACTCCAATCTAAATCTTGGTGAAAATTTGGATCCGTATGTCGATAATAACGTTTTTGTGGGTATTCGTAATGTCAAAGAAATAGATTTCAGTGCAGTTACTGGGTGGCCGATCATGAAGTATAGTTATTGGGATGGCGAAAAGAAAGGAATGATAGAAATGAATCTGAAAGGCGTACCTAACTTTTTCTTGTCAGGAGAATACCATAGCTATACATTAGAAAAAATAATTCTTCCAGACGAAGTTATGCTTATAGGGCGGTCTGCTTTTGACGGATGCCATAAATTAAAAGAAATTACAGCGCAAAATGTACAAGTTATTGATGCTAGAGCCTTTGATGGATGTGCTTTCTCTACAGTTGAATTTCCACAACTTAGAATAATACTCGGACGTTCTGCATTGTTCTCAAAAAACTTATCTACCGTAATACTCCCCAAAGTTACACGTATTACTGGCTCTGTATTTGATAAAGCCAATGTGAGTTTATTAAAACTGACCGCTCCCGGTAATATAAATATAAATGAGTCTGATTCTTATCTATTTTCAAAAACGTGTACTCTTTATTTAAACCAAGATAAAAAAGCAGGTGGGACAGGGGCGCCAACTGTAGTAGATGGTAATAAATGGGGTGGTTTCACTTGGAAAGAAATTATATTTGTAAATGATTAAAAATAGAAAGCCGTGATGAAGAGGACGGTGAAATGTGTATTGAGATATTTGAACGGTGTAGTTTTACGAATGACTATTGCCCGAAAGAATAAAGTAGAAAGTTGTAAGAAACAAGAGGTAGCTGTCAGGCTACCTCTTGTTTCTATATAACCTCCATTTATAATGATAAATCACCTTTTACCCCTTTTTCGCGTAGTCAATTACCCTGTTTATAGATATTTCTGCTTGCTTTTACTGGTGATACTATGGAACGCCTAGAAAGGTGGTTGTACTGGCTGATTCCTCTTGCGATTATTGCAAGGGTTATACTTTGTATTTGTCCCTGACTATGTAGTCGGGGATTTTTATGTTAAATAGTAGAAAAATAGTTATTATTACTTGGTAATAGTAGAAAAATAGTTATCTTTGCGATGTCAAATCTTCATTGTAAGATATAATTTTTAATAAAAGAAAGGAGGTCTGGATGACGAAAAAAGTAAAAGAGGTAATCGTTTTACTTGAGAAAAATGGATGGACTTTCGTTCGAATAAGAGGTGACCATCGTATATACTACAAAGAAGGAGCTAAGAGGCCTATAGTAGTTCCAGGTAATCTAAATGATGACCTAAAAGATGGTACTTTGAATTCCATTTTAAAGGAGGCAGGGCTAAAATAGGCCCTGTCAATCCTCATCTCCTTGAACAATTAAAAAAGTATATTTGTTAATGATAATAAAAACTTCTACACATGGTAACATTAAGAGTAATCATCGAGCGAGCGGATAATAATTATTCTGCTTATATTGATGGCGTTAATGGTATAACTGTTACAGGTTCTACTATTGATGAAATAAAAAAGAACATGATAACGGCTATTGGAGTCTTTATCGAAGAATGTTCTGAATTGGGGTGTGAATTGCCCGATGCATTAAAAGGTGATTATGAACTATCCTTTAAAATGGATATAAAATCATTTTTGGATTTTTATGAAGGTGTATTTTCAAAAGCCGGATTGGAACGTATTACGGGGATTAATCAGAAACAATTATGGCATTACGCTTCTGGTAATAGAGTTCCACGTCAAGAGCAAAATTTGAAATTAGAAACAGCCTTGCATAAACTTGGTGAAGAGCTCCTTTCCATTTCTTTATAACTGCCTCTTTAAAATGGAATCCTCCCGGTGTATTAAATATGCCGGGATTTTTTATACCTTTGCCGAAAACTAAATATTATGGCTGAAGAAAAGAAATACGACCACGACTCGATCAACGAGTTGCTAAGCTGGGCTAAAGAAACGCTCAACAATAAGAGATACCCGGTCGGGGAATTTCAACTGGACAAATGTGCAAAGATTCTTGATTGCGAGAAGTATCTTGATTCGATGATATTGAAGAATAATGTTTGATTTAAAGTACCCATATAGAGGTGATAACGTGATAATGTTGTATATAAAGGTTAAAATACTGACTGATTGATGATTTATTGCTTTATTTATTTGTTTTTTCTCTATTTATTTACAAAATTTGCAACCGTATTATACAACAATGCGCCATAATCATATTAACAAATGAAAACTTCTACCTATACACAAGAAGCATTGGTAATAGAAAATCCCTCTAAAGGACTATTAGACTTTGTAAATAAGCTGAGAGATAGAAAAATATCTCAGCAAGAAAAGTTGCGCAATAAAAAGACTTTCACTATTAAAATCAATGCATAACATTTTTAGATGGATATTTCTGTTTCCATTAATTCTAAATTAAATGACGAATATCGAATAATATTGTCTCCTTTTAACTTGGATATAATACCTTATGAAGTACAGGAGCTACTTGGAGACGATATAGAAATTGTGGATGTCACCCTTGAGAGGGTAAAAGGGATTAATCCAACAGATATTGGAATATTGCTAAAGATTTCAAACATCATTGGAGAAATTCTTAATGACAATGGGAATCTGATATTATATTTTTATTGTGATGATATGCACAATATTTCAAGGAGAGAGAACAGGGGAGTAAGCCCTCAGAAATTCAGAAGTGATCTATTCTCAAGAATGTTTGATAAATATATACTATCAAATGGCATTACCAATATGATAAATACGCCTATTGAAATTAAAGCAGATAGACATATTTATATTCATCTAATATCAAGAGATACTCATTTAAATTATGTAAACGCTATAAAAAAAGCAATAATGGGAATGGCCTCAAAGTAAGTTGGAATGCTTGGATTTAATTTTGCTTTATTATTTTTTTTGTAACCTGTTACGATTATTCAAACAGCCAGTACATTATAACAAGAAGGCAGCCGAATAAGCTGCCTTTTTTCTATGTTTTCATCATCATGATGTCCGCCCTCATCTCTATGTAATCCTTGTATTTTTCAGGGTTGTTCACGTAGTCTATCACCCTGTTTATGGCTATTTCCGCCTGCTTCTGCTTGACTTTCGTATAGTATCGGATGATTCCTCGATTCTTATCCGAATGACCGAGACAATAATCTATTACTCCGTCTGGAATACCTAGTTCAGAGGCGAACTGAGCAAAAGTTTTGCGTGCGGAATAAAAGCACAATGTCTGTTTGATTCCCAAGTACTCTTTTAATTCCCTCGTGCAAAGATTGATGTATTTTTGTAAATTAGAGTAGGTATAAGAATACCCCAAATCCAAAAATCCTTTTTTATTTATGTACTTACTGATAATTGCTTTCGCTTCACTGTGTATAGGTATCGTTATGACCGATTTTCCAGTCTTAGCATGAACAGTCTTGATTCTTTCAAAAGAAAGTACATCCACCGACAAATCGACAGATAATAAATCTTTCAAGTTGATACCGCACAAATAGAAAGAGAGTAAAAACATATCCCTACCTAAATTCAAGCGTTTCCCTTCAACTACTGTTTTTTGTATTTTCTGAAATTCTTCTATTGAAAGGTCACATTCTTTAGGTTCGGCTGTTGGTATTTTCGTGTACGCAAATGGATGTACATCCGTTTTAAGAACACCTGTCTTTATCAGTTCGTTTATCCGGGCTTTCAGATGCGTAAGCCTTAATCCAATGTTTCCATCAGCATACCCTTTCTTTATCATCCACTTTTTAAAATGCTCTACCAGTAAAGTATTAATTGCAGGAATAGGGACATCTCCTTCCGCATTAGTAAACACCCGTACAGTCTCTTCATTCATTTTAGCATAACTTTCCCTACCCTCTTCCCTAATTTCATTTATGCGCTGTTTCCAGAACTCTAAAAACGAAATATGTGAAGGACGTTCCTTGGATATTATAATCCGTTTTATCTGAATTGCAGAAAAATAGTCTATGCATTCAATAGAATTGAATTTCTCTTTGTATTGTGAAAACACAAATTCAAGCCTTCTATTCATGACGTTCGCGTCCTTCCGGTAAGCGACTTTACCGTTGTCAAATTCCGCAATATCATCTAACAGAAACTCTGTTTTGATGTAGGCACGTTCTTTCTTTTGGGAGATGCAGACTAAGATGGGAAGCCTGCCATCATGTTCCTTAATGGAACTTAAAACTGTTAATCTGATTGTTGCCATAATTGAATAATCAAAACACAATTCTACTATACAATTTTGTGCAAATATATATGCAGATTTATGTTTTTTTTATTCGGAATTGAATTTTCAGAAAAGAAAAACGCTGATTAAACAATTAATAATCAGCGTTTTATTTGAGAGCCGCTAGCCAGACTTGAACTGGCGACCTACGCGTTACGAATGCGTTGCTCTACCAACTGAGCTATAGCGGCGTTTGTCTCTCGTTTACGGCGTGCAAAATTACAGCTTTATTTGAAACTACAAAAAGAATCCGCCTATTTTTTGAGCTATTTTTATAACAACTTTGGTTTTCGATACTTTTTGTCCCAATAATCAATGATAATTCCGCCTGTGAATAAATTATAAAGTGTTGCATGGTATGACAAAATATATACTAACTTTACCGCATGAAAAAGAAATTCCAACTCGAAGTTCCGGGAGAAGCCGACAAAATCTTACTTCATACTTGTTGCGCTCCTTGTTCGTCAGCTATCATCGAATGTCTGATGCAACACAATATAACCCCTGTCATTTACTATTGCAATCCCAATATTTTCCCACAGGAAGAATACAACATAAGAAAAGATGAATGCACCCGTTATGCGCAAGCATTAGGACTGGAAATTGTAGACGCCGACTATGACCACGAAGCCTGGCGTTGCCAAATGGCAGGAATGGAACAGGAACCCGAAAGAGGAGGACGTTGCCTGCGTTGCTTCAAGAGCCGCTTGTTGGAAACAGCCCGTTATGCCCACGAGCATGGTTTCTCCGTAATTACCACTACCCTTGCTTCCAGCCGTTGGAAAAGCCTGGAACAGATAAATGAAGCCGGACGATATGCCATGACACATTATCCTGATGTCACATATTGGGAACAGAATTGGCGTAAAGGCGGATTAAGTGAACGACGCATCGCAATCATCAAAGAATATAATTTCTACAATCAGCAATATTGCGGTTGCGAATTCAGCATGAGAAAAGAAGAATAA